AATAACAGTAACCAAGGAGCATTAACATGGCTATCGTTTTTATCTGCTCAAAGGATTTCTATACCTTTCGAGTATGACAAAGCGGTAAGCGGGGCGACAACAGCAGACATTAGAGCGCAAGTGCCGAGTATATTAGCGGTAACGCCTAAGCCTAGTATTTGTATAATAAATGGCGGCACAGCACAACTCGAATACAATACACCAACAGGATATAAGCTTGTTCCTGGTTCAGATTCTATAACTGGCGACGGGGTTGTGGTTAAGTTAAAAGCAGGGTTGACTCGCGCAGTGGTAACAGGCGGTGCAAAAGTTTATTTAGATGAAGCATGATTTATGAGTAACTTAAACCATAACGAGATAGGCCAAATAATAAGGGTTAACGCTAACTTAGATATTAGCCTATCAACACCTATGCTTATTTTGTTGCCTGAAGTTGGCGAAGTTAAAGAGATAACTCAAGGTGTAACTATTCCTTCTGTTGATGTGACCGTTGGTAGCGAAACATACTTAGCAGATCAATATATTGAATACTCAACTATTGACGGTGATTTGGATTATACCGGTGGATGGAAGAAGAAAGCTAAACTAGATTTTTCCGCTTCAAATGTAATGCAGACCGATTATCAAAAGTTTAGGGTGTTGGCTTAATGGTTAAACTTACTGCTAAACAAGAAATGTTTTGCCGAGAGTATTTGATAGATTTGAATGCTACTCAGGCAGCAGTAAGGGCTGGCTATTCAGTCAAAACAGCAACAGAAACAGGTTATGAAAACCTCAGAAAACCTCATTTAGCAGAATATATACAAAAAGCAATGACAGAGCGCGGGGAATCCACTGGCATAACAGCAGAATACGTCCTAAATGGTATTAAAAAGCTAACAGACTCACTAGTAGCGAGTGAAGACCCAAAAAGCGCTTATAAAGGCTTTGAGTTGCTCGGCAAACATTTAACTTTATTTTCAGATAAGGTTGACCATACTAGCTCAGACGGCTCAATGGCTTCTGATGGACTAACAAAAGAAGAAAGACAAGCCAGAATTCAAATGCTTTTAGCTAAGAAAAAATAGCTTTATATCTACGGTGAGAGAAGTTAACTATATCATTGAAACTAAAAGGCTTTTAAATAGTGGGTTTTTCCGAAGAATTAACAGAATTAGAAGAAATCGAATTGCTTAATCTACTTGAGCAGGAAGACGCATACCAAAAAACTATACTGTATAAAACAGTGTACGATTCTTTTTACCAATGGCAGAAAGATTTTGCCACAGCAACCAGTGAACATTTTGAATGCTGTTTATGTGCAGCTAACCAGATAGGCAAGACTTACACTGGCACAGATTTAGATGCTTTACATTTACTTGGTGATTATCCAGAAGACTACAAAGGCCATAGATTCGACTTTCCGCCGCTGTGTTGGTTGCTTGGTTTCTCAATGGAGAAAACCCGTGATTTATTACAGACGGCTTTATTTGGTAAAATGGTTAGTGGTAAGTTTGAAGGTGGATTGATCCCTACTGACAAAATACTAAGCCATGAAAGCTCAGGCGGCACAGTTAACGCAATGCGAACAGTAAGGGTTAAGCATAAGTTAGGCGTTTCCAGTGTACAGTTTTGGAGTTATGCACAGGGTCAACATGCTATTATGGGTGATGTTGTCGATTGGTTTCATGTTGATGAAGAGCCAAGAGATCAAAAAATCAGGCCTCAACTATTAACCAGAACTATTAATGGCGATAAAGGTCGCGGCGGCAGAGGTATTTATACTTTTACACCAGAAAACGGGCGAACAGATTTAGTTGTTAAGTTTATGGACGATCCAAGTAGCCAGCAGTTTTTTATGCAAAAAGGCTGGAATGATGCGCCACATATAAGCCCTGATAAAGCACAAAGGTTATTAGAGAGCTTTCCTTTGCATCAAAGAGATATGAGATCAAAAGGTACGCCAATGCTAGGGCATGGGCGTATATATGATTTAAGTGAAGAATTCTTAACTTGTGATGCTTTCCCAATACCTAAGCATTTTTATGTTATTAATGGTATGGATTTCGGATGGGATCATCCACAAGCGCACATTCAATTAGTTTGGGATAGAGATTCAGATATATTTTATGTCACCCGGGCGCAAAAGATGCGTAAAACATCACCTAACGAAGCATGGGGTAGTGTTAAGTGTTGGGCGGCTGGTATTCCTACTTCATGGCCTTTAGATGGTCTACAGACTGAAAAAGGCTCAGGAAAGCAACAAAAGCAATATTACGAAGAAGCGGGTTTTGAAATGTTATATGAGCGTGCTACTTGGGAGGATGGCTCTAATGGCGTTGAAGCTGGCCTGTATGAAATACGCGACTTAATGAGTAAAGGCAAGTTCAAAATATTTGCTGGTTTGCGTGATTTGTTAGACGAAATACTACAGCACCACAGAGACGAGAAAGGTAAAATAGTTAAGTCTATGGATGATTTATTAGATGCTGTTCGTTATGCGTATATGATGAGGCGTGAATCTATTCCGTATGGTGATATACTAGATGGAAGTACGCAAGATATTAACTTTGATTCGGAATGGTAACAATGAGCGATAAAAACGATAAATTACACGCATTAGCCTTAAAGCGGTTTGAGCGAACAGAAAGTAAAGACCGTGATCAAAGGCGTTTAGCTGTTGAGGATATAAGGTTCGCACAAGCTGAAGATGGCCAGTGGGATGATAATGCTATAGAAAAGCGCAAGAATCGCCCACGGTTTACTATCAATCGTGTTGCGGGTGCTATTGATCAACTTATAGGCGACCAACGACAAAATAGGACTGATATTAAAATACGTCCGGTTAGTGGTGGCGCTACTGAAGATGTTGCAAAGGTTTACACTGGGTTGATTAGAAATATAGAATCCGCGAGTAAAGCATCTAACGCTTATGATTGCGCCTTTGATGAAGTGGTTAACGGTGGTTTTGGTGGGTGGCGTGTTATTACGGAATTCAACGATGATGATGTATTTGAACAAGATATAAGAATCAAACCGCTAAACACTGCGACAACCTCACTATACTTTGATGATGCCGCGAAAGAATATGACAGACGAGACTCTATGTGGGCTTTTGTTGCTGTTGATATGCCGACAGAAGAGCATAACGAACGCTTCCCTGATTCAGCCATTAACGAATGGTCACAAGAAGAATTCAGCACTAACGGCTGTAGTGATTGGGGCAACTCAGATACGGTTAAGGTTGCTGAATATTGGGTTAAAACACCAGTTACAAAAGAATTAGCCTTACTTTCTGATGGTCGCGTTATTGACTCAGAAGAAGAAAAGGCGGTTTTAGATGAGTTGTCAGCACAAGGCATAACGGTCAAGCGTACTAGGAAAGTCAAATCTCATAAAGTAGAAATGTATTTAATGGATGGCGGCGGTGTGTTAGAAGGTCCTAAAGCTTGGGCTGGTAAATATATCCCGTTAATCCCTATGTATGGTCGTCAAAGTCACGTAGAAGGTAAAACATATACTCGCGGTATTGTTAGGTTTGCTAAAGATGCAGCACGTATTTATAACTATGAAACTTCGTCAACGATTGAAACAAGCGCGTTAACACCTAAAGACCCGTTGTGGTATACGCCTGCAATGACTAAAGGTCACGAAGCTAAGTATCGTACTTTTACCACGCAAAACAGCCCATTTATGCCATACAATCCAGACCCTAAGACTGGAGGTGGCCCACCTATTCGTGGTGGTGCTCCAGCGGTTCAACAAGGCTCAATGGCTATACTTCAACAAGCTAGTATGGATTTGTATCACGTTACTGGAATGCAACCTCCTTCAATGGTGGCTAATCCTGAGCTTAAAAGCGGCAAAGCTATACAGGCTCAAGAGCGACTAGGCGATAGAGGATCATTTATATTCACTGATAACCTAGTTAAGTCTCAGGGGTACTGCGCAGAAATTCTAATCGATTTAATACCTAGAATTTACGACACTGAGCGTCAAGTGCGAATCATGGCGCAAGATGGCGAAAGTGAGAATGTATTTATTAACCAAACTGTACGTGATGAACAAACAGGCCAAGACGTATTAGTTAATGATTTATCAACAGGTAAATATGATGTTGTTGCGGAAAGTGGACCGGCATTCTCAACTCAACGACAAGAGTCAGCACAGCAAATACTTGATTTAATCGCTACCTCACCAATGTTTGAAAACTTAGCAATGGATTTAGTTGCTAAGGATTTACCAATATTAGAAAGTAAAGAGTTAACTAAACGAGTTCGTAAACTTCAAATACAGCAAGGTATTATTGAGCCGACAGAAGAAGAAATTGAAGAGTTAGGATTAAATGAACCACAACAACCTGATCCACAACAGCAAGCGGTAACTGAAAATATTCAAATACAGACCGAAAAACTTATTTCTGATATTGAAAACCAAGACGCTAAAACAGTTGAGACTCAGGTTAAATCACAAAGCGAGCTAGTTGACGCATATAAAACACTACTTGAAACATACAAAGAGCAAGTTGCTTTAGGTGTACCATTAAGTGATGCTGACAGGGCTTTAATTATTAAGCAGCGTGATATTGTAGCAGAAGGGCAACAAGTGCTTGATAGCGGCCCCAACTCAGAGCAAGCAGCAAGCATTATTAATGATGCAGTAGCGCAAGAGCAAGCAGCAGATAGCGCCAGAGTTTTGACGGTTCAACAACCCAGTACATCAATAGGACAGAATGATTTAAACGGTTAATCACTAAAGGGCTTTACACTGCCCTTTATTTTTACTATATTATTAAAACTAATTTTAATTAAAGGGTGGTTTATGAGATGGTACGAAAAAAAGAGATTAACTGAGCAACTTAAATTCTTTAACTATAAACCTAAAAGATTTATAAGTGTTTATGCTAAAAAACCTAGAATACTTGTTAAGGAAAAAACTTACCGTATTGATCTACGAAGCCAAACGATGATCGCATCAATGCAAAGCCAAATATACACAGGGATGCAAAACACGCATAACGCTTATCTACAGCGCGAGGCGATGCTTGCAAATCAACAAGCAGCAATTGGATCTCAAGGTCAAGGGCTTTCATCTGGATTGGGTGGTGCTGGAATTGCTACAGTATTTGGATTAAGAGGTATATTTTAATGAATAATATAGAAAAGAAACTAGACGCGCTTATTGATGCGCTTGGGTTTGATGTTGAAGAAACAGATAATAGTATTAAGATGTATAAAATTGAAGATATTGATAATAATGGTGACCCGTACATTGACGCCAACCCTGATGTTATTAAGGTTATTGATTACAAGTTAACCAAGAAAAAGTACAACCATAAACCAACGCTGCATGAAGTGGTTAGGCAGTATGAAAACGGAGCTATAACCAACACTGAAATGGTAGCATCAATTATGCTTATGGAGAGCTTAAGCAATGAAGACCTATAAAAGTTCAGACCTAACCCATAAGCGTGCAGAGGTTTTGAAAGAGGCTAAAGAAAGTGGCGTTATTATTCAGCAATTAGAGACTAACGGAGAGGTTAGGCGAGAGTTTATTCTTATAGAAAAAGAGCCTTTAGCATTACTTTCGCTTTACCAAGACATAGAGAATGGTGATATATGATTGTCTATATACTTATAAGTTACGTGTTAATGCTGTGTTTTTTCACATATAGAATCATTACAGATAAAGAAGATATTAAGTCAGCGTTCAAATGGTGGTTATTTTCACCAATAACTATATTGATGTTGATAGTCGTTAGATTTATTCAATGGTAAGCCGCTTAATTGCGTTTTTTATTACCTAAAATTACCTATTGGTCAAATTAACTAATTAGTAGTATAATTAACCACGGTACACGTTAAACCTTTAATTAACGGCTAAAATACGCCAATAGGTGAGAATAAATGTCAGA